AAAGCTGCTTTGACGGTAAGACGCTCACAGCCCAAAAGCCGGAGCCGTGGATGCTGCGGCTCGTCCCGAAGGGGGAGGATGTTGTCTACCCGGACAAGCAACCCCCTGTGCTCGTGCCTGTCAAGCACACGGCAGACCAGATACCGGAGGGACACCACTACTACCACTACACCATCGGCGACCAGGTTTACGCTGGGACCTTTGTGTGGAACGAATAGGAAGGAGAAGAACATGACACCCGAACAGCAGGAAAAACTCATCACTGCGGCCTGCCACGAGGCGGGACTGACCGCTCATGTCCGCTGGATAGCAAACAAACGGCAGGCGGAGACATTGGCAGAGCGCATCGCCATGCGCTTTAAGGGGACCTCTCCCATGGTTTTCAAGAACAGCTATATGTACTGCGACACGCTGGATATGTGCTTCTTCTACACCCCGCAGGGGGTCCCCCAGGTGGCCTACGCAGGGTACGCCACGGCAGACAGCGCGGACATCACGAAGGGCAAATTGGTGGAAGCGTTCCGCAAGGCAGACACCGTCTTACGGCTGATGAAAGGGCTTGCGGAGGGAGAACGGCATGGCGGTCAATAAGGACAAGCTCGCAGAGCTGGACAGCCATTGGAAAGAGGTCATGGAGTTGGCCGAAAAATACGGCTTTATCACACAGACCTACGGAGGGGTGGCTGTGCTTGCCACCCACAAAAACCAAATTGACAGCTTCGGGGAGCAGGCCTATATCCAGAGGCAGGAGCAGATGTTTGGTAACTATATGGAGGTATTACAATGATTTTCAAGGACAAAGAACACGCCGAACGGTTTAAGAGCGCACTCCATACGGCCGGAGCGATCAACGGCGATGGCGCGGTGAAGGGGGACTTTGGGGCCAGCCTCTTCCTACTCACCGGCCTCCCGGATGTCTATGGGTGGGTGGAGCAGCACATCCACTACGGCTGGCTCAACTTTGACCCCATGCTGGCCCTGCCGCTCTCAAGCGGCGAGCGTATCCTCGTCGCCTTGGCCGGGAACCTCTACAATGGCAGATTTTTTGAGGGGTACCCCCCCCTTGACGTCGTCGGCGCTGGAGACAACGAGGCCGTTGAGTTGGCGCTGAAATCCATCTGGCTCCGAAGGCAGAAAATCCGCTGCGATGACTTTGCCGGTTATTTTGCCGCGGCAAAATAACCGGCAAAATAACCAGCAAAGTTTCAGCATTTGCCGGTTACAGTGTGGTGATTTTTGCTGCAAACACGAGCGTTTTTGATGCAATAAATCACAAGCAAAAATCATCCGCCAGCTGGCAGTCAAAAATCGCAAAACGGCCAAACAGAGGGGCCGAAAGACTACCTGTATATTCCTGCAAACCCGCTTGTTACCTAACTTTATTTGGATTTTCCCCCTTTTTATGATTTCAGTTTTGTTGCGGCCTCCTGTGACTTTTTGCCGGAAAGTTTGCCGCGGCAAAATGCCCGGCAAACTCTGAAATTGAAAATGAAATTGAAATTGAATATGAATATATAGATAAAGATAGGGGTTAAGGGGGAAGGAAAAGGGGGGTACGGGGGGAAGGAGGGGGGCGCAGGGGGAAAGAAAAAGTTTGCGGAATGGACTTGACTTTTGGCCGTGCATATGTCATTATATAAGCACGACCAAAAATGGAGGTGAGCAGATTGTCCCCAAGGACAGGTCGTCCGCCGAAGGGTGAACAATCCAGAAAGCAGAAACTTACGATTCGCCTTTCTGACCATGAGGCACAAAAAATCCAAAGGTGCGCCGATAGGCTGGAGGCCACAAGAACAGATGCTATCATCGCAGGGATTGATTTACTCGAAGCGGAGCTGGACAAAAAATAAGACAACCGGGAGAGCCGTGGGAAGCAAACCCCGATTGCCTTATTGCACCAAACCGCAAGGGCTTGATAAATCCATTCTATCACACCCTTGCGGAAAGTCAAGTCACAGGAGGCGATTTCCGTGGGAGTTAATAACCGTGTTCGAGACGAGGTCATCCGCAGGGCAGTCCTGGAGAAACTAAGCGAGGGGATCAACTTCTTCTCCGCCGACGACATCCTGGCCGTCGCCGGGATAGACGAGGAACAGCTCAAGAGGATTTCCGAAAGCATCCAGATCGAGACAGCACCCGCCCAGGAGGGCAAACCCAAGGCAACCAGAAAGAGAAGATAGGAGGTGTCAAAATGGACAACTTTCACGCCCGATGGTTTGGCCGCACACAGCCGCCTCCGCCCGCCCCGGAACAACTCTGGCAGCAGAACACCGAATTTCTGCGGAACATGGCAACGAGTGAGTGGGGAGAGGCGCTTGCGGACCGCTTCAAAAACATCCCGGAAGTCGAGGAAGCGGAGAAGCAGTTTGCCGGTGTGTTGCAGAGCATCACCGACCCGGAAATCAGATTCGCCGTTGACGCGGCAGCCGGACGGATTTCAAGTGCATACCAGGTTTTGGGCTTTTGTGCAGGTCGGTTCTCCCAGGACAGCCGGGCGCAAATGGTTTAAGTCCATTTTGATAACCTTAGAGGCGTTACAAGTCACCCCTCTAAGGTTATCAAAAAGAGAGTCGCCCAAAACGACCTGGGCGGCTCTCTTATTCTCCAGATGACGGGGGGAGTTTTGGAAACAAAATCAGCTCGAATTTATCCGCCATCCCGTTTTTTCGTTCGCGGGAGAGACGTGTGTACTCGGCTCGTTCGATGACCTCTTTGAGCATTTCGTTTTTGGCCTGTGCAGAGGGCAGGGTGCCATAGACATCGAGCAGCCTATCCACTTTGGGGACAATATTCTTCCTGCTGGCGGCGCGGACCTTCTCCTCGGCCAAATCTACAGCCAGGGCCTCTGCGGTCTCCTGTGCGGCGCTGATACGTGCCGAAAGGGACCGGGACCGCTCAAGGAACATTTCGGTGTCATAGACCCCCTGCTCCAGCAAATCGTGGGTGCGGGCAAGCTGCTTTTTCAGAGTTTCTATTTCGGATTGCACCTTACTGACGGATTTTTCTTTGAGGTCAATAAGGGTCTGCTGCTCTTCCGGCAGGCGGTCGGACCATTCGAGGCGGTAGTCGCCGATCCATCGGTCGAGAGCCTGCAGCAGGCGCTCCTCCACAACTCTGTACCTGGAGCCGACATTGTCACAGGCGCGGTTTGGGCAAACGAGTTCTCCGCCATAGGCATTCGCACGAAGCACCATTCTGCGGCCACACTTACCACAAACCAGCAATCCGGCCAAAGGGTTTTTCACAATACTTCTTGCCGGTACCGGCGGCGGACCTTTTTGTGCGAAGATTTCCTGTGCGGCAAGAAACACTGCTTCGTCAATTATGGGGGGGTGCAGACCATCCACAAAAACCTGTTCCTCCGGCGGTGCAATATACCGTTCCACGCAGACCGTGTTGTTGATGATGCGCCTTTTTGTTTTGCAAACGTTCCAACGGATTTTTCCGGCATATGCGGGGTTCTGGAGGATGGACTGGATCGTAACGTTACTCCAACAGTGTGCGCCACGTGGAGGGGGTACGCCCATAGCATCAAGGCGCAGCGCCAGCGAATAGGTCCCGAACCGTTTCAAGGCCCCGCCTCCATCCTCTTCGCCAGAGGTGTAAAGCCGGAAAATGAAGCGGACAATATCGGCCTCGGCTTCCACCGGGCGCAAGGTCCAGCCCTTATCATGAGGCACCCTCACGCGCTCGTAGCCATAGGGAGAAGTGCCGGACACCCATTTCCCCTCCTTCGCCGAGGCAAGGCGTCCGCGCTGCAAGCGGCGGTTTATGGTCTTATACTCCCGGCGAGACATGAACAGGCCGAACTCAAAATACTCCTCGTCAAATTCGTCCGCAGGATCGTAGACCTTGAGTGGCGTAATGATTTTCGTACCGGAATACTTAAAGGCCTGCGCCATAACACCCTGGTCTATGGTGTCACCGCGGGCAAGGCGCTCCACCTCCACGACAAGGACACCAGCCCACAGGCCATCCTCAACTTCCTGGAGGAGCTGCTGAACGACAGGTCGGGCGGCAATCGTTTCGCCGGACACGATTTCACGGTAAATCTGTGTGACGTTGTACTGACCACGCCCGGCAACTTCGAGCAGGAGTTTTTCGTGGCGGGCCAGTGTCTCCCCTTCGCCGTGGGCCTCGGCTTCCATGTCGGCGCGGGACTTCCGCAGGTAGATGCAATATGGGCGCATGAACATTCGCCTCCACTCTTACTGTGACGGGCAGAAATCCACGTAAATCACATCGCCGATTTGCCGGGTAGACTGCCCCCCGTCTTTCGTTTTAGGGAGAATGCGATCTCCATATCAGCCTGCATCAGTTTGTCAAGCAGGACGCAGATTTCATTTTTCAGCTGATTTTGTGCCGACATTACGTTAGAGAGGGCAAGGGCATCGGTAATAGCCCCACCAGAGGCGTCCACTGTATTGCGTACATTTGCCCGCAAGGATTGCAGTACACGGAAAAACTCTTGGTAGACGCGCAGGCGTTCCGGGCGGAAAAACTGCATATCCCGCCCCAGCAGCAGATAGAAGTTGTCAAAACACTGGGCGATGATGGGGCGCATTTCCGCCGGCATACGCTTGAAATGCTCCTCGAAGTTTCTCTGGTCATTGTAAAAGACCTGCTCAACGTGCCTCCGCTCGTCGGAGAGCCCCAGCAGATAGTCTGTGGACACGTTAAAATACTTTGCAAGGGCGCAGAGCAGTTCAAATGATGGCTCCTTGTCCTCGATCTCATAGCCGGAGACAGCGGAGCGGGTTTTGTTGATGATTTTTGCTAAATCATCCTGTGAAAGGCCACACTCTTTGCGGAGCGCAGCAAGGCGGACGGAAAACATTTGCATAGACAAGCACCTCCAGAAATTATTATAGCAGGGTTGCCCCATTTGGGGTATATTATGCCTCAAATAGCGTCAAATAAGAATTTTTTACTGGTAAAATGGTTGACTATGCCCCAAATAGAGGCTATAATATAATCGGACACCCCAAATAGAGGCATTTTCGGGAAGGAGTGAGAGTATGAGGGTGATGTTACAGCACTTCCGGGAGGCGAAAGGCTTCACGCAAGAGAC